GCACCGCTGATGTACCCTACGCCTCTGACGGCGATGAAATTATCATTCGCTCTGTTGCATATAACGTGCGAGTCGTGCTGACAGACGGCACAGGTGTATCGACGCTTATACTCGAAAAGGTGTAACATGGCTCACGTTCGGCAGCAGATCAGGGACTATGTTGCCGACCTGTTGGTAAACTTTATCTTTGATAGATTTGGTATTGTGATCCAAGATCGTTTTAGCGTTAATCTTGAGGCTAGGCCTGGTGGTGAAACAGGCACTCTGTATAAGTTTCGTCGTTATGCGCTGGATGATGCACAGCTTCCGGCCTTGATCGTTTACACAACAAACGATGTCACAAGCCTTGCCACTATTGGTAGCCGCACCTTGTCTCATAACCTTGAACTAAGGGTCGATGTTATCAATAAAGGATCAAGCCTAAACATTTTTGAAAACATAGAAAGTTTCTGCGCAGAATTGAACGGCACGATTGAAACTGACTACAGCTTCAATGGGTTGGTCAAAAGCTGTGTTTTAACGCAGTCAGATTTTAGTGTCGATACAACTGGCGAGAAGGCAATCGGCACTGGTAAGATGATTTTTGATGTAAAATACATGACCGCCATCGATAACTGTCAGGTGTCTATTTAATGTCGCACATTAATAACCAGATACGCGACCGAATCGCTACAATCATTGGTGCGCTGCCTTTCTTCTCTGGCCGCGTATACAAGATGCGATCCTATGCGCTGGATGATGCCAAGCTGCCAGCAGCGATAATTTATACAAACAGCCAAACCAATTCATTGGCAACCATAGGCACAAAGACATCTATGGGATCATTGCAAGTATATGTTGAGATATTTATTAAGGCTTCAAGCGCGACCATCGTAAACCAGATAGATGATGCCTGTGTTTTGATTGAGGACGCGATTGGCTCTGATTTCCAGTTGTCAGGATTAGTGAAAAGCTGTATTCTATCGCAGTCTGACGTTGACATTAATGTTGAAGGCGAGAAGCCAGTTGCTAATGCACGGTTGTCTTACGCAGTCCAATATGTTACGCTTCTTGCTGATCTGGAGACACCGCGATGAAGATGGTCAAAATTTACAACGCCCAAGGCGATGAAATACTCGCTTGTGAGGTCGATCTAGAGCAGTACCGGTCTAAGGGCTGGGATGTTAAGAAGGCTGCAAAGCCAAAGGTTCAAGCAGAGAAAGTCGAGGAGTCTGAGTAATGGCTACGCATACTGGCAGTGAAGGAACGCTTAAAGTTGGTGCGAACACCATCGCAGAGATTCGCTCCTACTCTTTGGAAGAAACCGCTGACACTGTCGAAGACACTTCGATGGGTGATAGCTATCGCAGCTTTAAAACGACTCTCAAGGGCTGGACAGGCTCCGTTGACGTATTCTGGGATGAGACTGACACAACTGGTCAAGGTGGCCTTGTAGTCGGCGCTCAGGTCACGATCAGTGTATTCCCAGAAGGTGCGTCGGCTGGCGTATCTGAAAAGTATTATACCGGAACAGCGACTGTGACAGGCAAGACCATCACTGGTAGCTTTGACGGCATGGTGGAATCGACAATCACGCTTCAAGGCACTGGTGCTTTGACCGAAGCAACACTGGCGTAAGGATAAGACATGGCTACCCACACTGGCTCAGAAGGCACTGTTCGCGTTGGCGCTTCCAACGCTGTTCTTGAAATTCGTTCGTACTCGGTCGAAGAAACTGCTGACACCGTTGAAGACACCTCAATGGGCGACAGCTATCGCACGTTCAAGACTACTCTGAAGGGTTGGTCTGGTTCGGTTGATGTGTTCTGGGATGAAACAGACGCAACGGGTCAGGGCGCATTGGTTCCTGGATCGGAAGTCAATATTCGTTTCTACCCAGAAGGTACAACGACTGCGGATGTTTATTTAACAGGTCAAGCCATTGTAACTGGCAAGACTATCACAGGCAGCTTCGATGGTATGGTGGAATCCACTATCACTGTTCAAGGAACAGGGGCTTTGACTAGCGCGGCTGTATAATTAGAAGGATATTAATATGAGTATTGCCAAGCGTATTGCAGAGCGAACATCGAATAAGCGTCACATCGACGTTGCAGAATGGGGTGATGAAGGCAAGCCAGAGAAGGTCTATTACGGCCCTCTGCTTGCCGGTGAACTGAACCGCATTCAGCGAAAGCACCCTAACTTTTTAAGCTCGACATCATTCGACGCAATGGTTGACCTTATCATTCTTAAGGCTGAAAATGGTCAGGGCGAAAAGTTGTTTACGCTTGAGGATAAGGCTGTCCTGATGCGTGAAGAAGTATCTGTGATCTCTACTGTTGCTGCCGCATTTATGAGCGGTGATAGTGTAGAGGAGCAGGAAAAAAACTAAGAAACGATCCGCTTAGGTATAACCTTCTTACCTTGGCGGATCGGCTCGGCAAAACCATTGCAGAGATTGAACTTATTTCAATTGAAGAGTATAATGAATGGGTCGCTTATTTTAACCTGAGCGAAGAAAGGCAAAAGCGTGGCGGCCCAAGACCAAAGAATTGAGTTTTTGTTTGCTGCTCAGGTTTCTGGGCAGGCTGAACTTAAAAAACTGACTGATGCCGTTGATAGTCTTCGTAAGGAAATGGAAGCGTTTAAGGCCGCTAATGGTGGCGCTGGCGCAGCAACGCAGCAGTTTGCAAGGTCTATCGGCAATGCAAGCAGCCATGTTCAAGCTTATCAAAAACACCTAGACGCTCAAGCCAAGGCGATGCGCAATCATCGTCAAGGTACTCAGCAACTCGGTATGCAGTTTAATGACTTGGGTACATCAATTTCAACTGGTGCAAGCCCAATACAGGCATTTAACCAGCAATTAGGTCAGATGGGTTATGCTCTTTCCATGATGGAGGGAAGGGCTGGTAAGGTTGGAGCATTTTTGTCTGGGCCTTGGGGTGCTGCTATTGTATTGGCGACAATGGCTCTTGCACCTTTAATTGAAGGTTTATTCGAAGTTGGGGACGAGTCAAAAAAGACTCAAAAGGCTGCTGAAGACCTTGATGGTGCTGTTGAAGCGCGAATGAGTTCAGAAGATAATCTGCGTCTTGCATTAGCTAAAACAGCTAAAGAATACCGACAAATTAGGCTTGAAATGCAAGCAAACGCATTAACGGCTATGAACACAGCTAAGGTTGAGTTGGCTGCTAGGCTGTCAGTATTACAAGGATTAATGGCCCAACAAAAGGCAATTGAAGGGACTATTAAAAAAGCCGGAGGCTTACGCGCTCAATCTGAAATGGCGACTGGGCAATCTTTGAGATATGCTTCTGTGACTGGTGGCATACAAGACCAAATTACTGTTGTCCAAGCACAAACAGCCATCCTTGAACGCCTTACTGAAAAACTTAATGCAACCACGATTGATGTCGTGGAGGCAAACAACAGGGTTAACAAGGAACTTAACAAGGGTGCAAAAAAAGGCGAGGGTAAATCTGATCTTGAAAAGCAGATAGAGAAAGATGCAAAGAGCTTAGAAGACTTTTTCAACCTTATCGAAAAGTCCAATACTCGTGAATTGCCTGAGTATGCGCGTCAAGTTTTGGCTATTGAAGAAGCGTTTCAAAAATTAAACGCAACCCAGCAAGCTACAAATAAAGTTAAATTTACAAAGATTTTTGAACAAGAGCGTGTATTTTTGAAGGGCGGGGAAGATGAGGTTTCTGAGTATCTGAAGAAGCCATTGGAAAAACTTCCTGTCAGCAAGGAAATGGAAGATATTATATCCAAAGCAGATGAAATGAATAAGTCGTTTGAGGAGATAGGCAACTCCGTCAGTGAAGCCTTTAAGGGCATGTTGACTGGAGCCATGTCTTGGAAAGATGGTATGCGCAGCATCATAGGTTCTGTGATTGACCAGTTGTGGAAGCTGTTTGTTGTGCAGAAGATCGTCGGGCTTGTTACTGGTGCATTGGGTGGAGCAACTGGCACACCAACAAGCTTTTCGCCAACAACTTCTGTAACACCACCATCAGGTTTTATACCATTCAACGCTTATGGCGGATCGGTAATGGGTAATAAGCCAACCATTGTCGGCGAACGCGGACCAGAACTATTTATCCCTGGCGGCAACGGAACCATCATTCCAAACAGCAATATGCGCGGTGGCGGTGGCGGAAGCCCTATCAGCATCAGCGTAGACGCCCGTGGTTCAAGCGATCCAGCCGCAGTTCGCGCTCAGGTGCAGCAGGGCATCCTTGAAGCTGCTCCGGCAATTATCGCAGCGGCAGAGTCACGCACAATTGCGGGTCTTCGTAGGCCGCGCCTTGGTGGAGCAATGCAGTAATGGCTACAATCACATATCCTTCAACGCCGAAGCCACAGGGCATGGCATGGCGGCTGCTTATGCCAGCACAGACGAACGTATCTGATTGGACAGGTCGGCGTCAGACGCTTGCCTCTGGCCGTGGCTGGTGGGAAGCCCAAATCACATTTCCGCCAATTACAGGCACAGCCAACATTAATCCTTGGCGCTCGTTCATTGCCAAATCGCGTGGTGCGGCAAATGACTTTCAGGTTCCCGTCGATCCGGCAACGCCGCAGTCATCGTCTACAGCTACGCCACTGGTCAATGGCGCTGGTCAGACAGGTCGGACGCTCAACACTGACGGCTGGCCCCTGTCCACTACCGTCTTACAGGCTGGTCAGTATGTCACCATCAACAACCAGCTTTTGCAGTTGACTGAAAACGTCACTTCAAATGGTTCTGGCGTGGCTGTGCTGACGTTCGAGCCACCTGTGCGAGTTTCGCCAGCGGACAATGCGGCCATAGAGTTCAAGAACCCTTATTGCTTAATGTATTTGGTGGAGGAGCCGACGCTTTCAGGTGAGGTTGGTTATGTATATAGCCTCTCGCTGAATCTACGGGAGTCCTTCTAATGGTTGATGCAACCACACAGGCTGCACTGGAAGCCACAGTCGTTAATTGGCGGGTGCTTATTTACGCTGATTTTGTTGGCGATGTTTTGCGCGGCACAAGCGGCCTTTACGACAAGGTTATTTCAGGATCAGGCGACACTGAACTGGATGGCACTTACGATAGCTTTGATCACAATCTAATAAATGTATCTCCTGTTAAGCACAATGAAACAGGTTCTGATACTGTAGCAATCTCCATGAGCGGCCTTGTGGTAAACAATGCTGACTTTTTGGCTATTATTGGTGACAAATCAAAATGGCAGGGGCGGATTGCTAGGCTTTGGTTTTATTGCGTTGATCAAAATGAAAGCCAAGTCGGCTCTGTCGTACCTTATTACACTGGATACATGAACGAGGTAAGCATTTCTGGCAGCGCAGGAAGCCAGACAGTAACACTTACAATCGAAAACTATTTGGCAAGCATCGCTGGCGCACAGAATAAAACTTACCTTATTCAAAACATCTTTGATGCTGGTGATCTTAGCGCGGAAACATCTATTGCAGCGGCGAACGGCATGGCTGAAGCTGGTAGCTATGGCTACGGTGGC